TGAAGCAATATCCTGTGGAATTGTCTGGTTAGTACCAATGCTGTTTGCATATAGGAAGTCTTGGATCAAGTTTGATCCGACTAGGAAGCGAAGGTCTGCACGACGTTGCTTGTACTTACGTGGAAGTTCCTTCAATGCAGAGTTAAATGCTGCACGAGTTATTACTGCTCCACCGTTGTCTACAACGTGACCGTTTGCCTTTGCCTTCTTTACAACGCCATCAAATGACTTGTATAGGGCATCGCTTGTTAGAGCAGTATTTCCATTGAGGACTACGTCTTCAATATCGTTACCTGCCTGTGTTGCCATCATACGGGCAATGTGATCCTCTAGGTCTGGACCCTCAATGTTGTCTTCTAGAGACTCTGTTGAAAGCTCCCAATCTAGACGTAGCTTCTTTGTTGTCAAAGAAATCTTTGAGAAAGATACTGCTGAGTTTGCTGCTGTATCGTCTGCTTCGGTTGCAAGCTTCATTAGCTTCTCGCCGACTGACATACGGTCAATCTCTGTTGTATCTGACTTCATGCGGACTGTACGTGCGACCTTACCAATTACGGTTGCGTCGAACATATAGTCTAGAAAACGAGCTGATTGCTCTGGATTTAGTAGTCCGCCTTCGCCTTCAGAACCAACGTGTACGCCAGTTGTCGCTACTGCTGACCCTGACATAGAAGTTGTTACGGAAGTATTAGCTGCTACTGACTTTTCTAATAGTTCATTACTCATTATATTTTCACCTACCTTTGTTTATCTAATTAATTCTTGTACGGAACCGAGGAAAGAACCGTTCCATTTTGATTTTTTTATTGTATTTACTTCCCGAGACCCGCCAAGGTCTGAGGACTTCTTAATTGCAGTCTCACCTTCTACTGCATCGACACGCTTTTGTACGCCATCAATCGTGTTTCTGATATCTGATACTGTCTTTGAAAGTGTATCGTATTGTTCTGCCAACTCTGTAATTCTGGAATCAACACTTTTGCTGAAAGATTCAACTGTTTCTGTAACAGTCTTTACCTGTGCAGCATTTGCATCGGTTGCCTTGCTTAGAGTTTCTGAGAAAAAGCCTTTTAGATCGCCTAACATTTTTGCAAAATCAGGTTCATCAACCTCAACTTCGGATACGTCGGCTGCTTTTTCCAGAGTTTCGGCAGAAGCGTCTGCTACTGCATCTTCTGCAGGAGCTTCTTCAGCAGCTGGTGTTTCTTCAACAACAGGTGCTGTCTCTTCAACAATAGTCTCTTCAACTACTGCGGTTTCTGTATTTTCTGACACTTCATTACCTCCTTCTGCGTTTGCCTGTTTTGCAATTGTTTGTATTTCAGGCAACGTGGATCTTGATTTGTGTAAACCAAGAATTCTATCTATTTCTTTTGATTTGTTAACATCGTTTGATTCAACCCAACCAATTAGTGTTGCAGGATTTCCTGATATTGGTGAGTCAAATTCTTTTTCTGTCGATACAAAAATTGAATCGCTTTCTTCGCAATAGAAAATATTTTCTGTTACGACATCTGCGGCCATACCCTTGAAAATCATTTGTCCATTCATCTTCTCGATTGACAAGATGTTGCACAATTCATTTGCTGGGGAATCAACAATTGAAAGTTCTACCAGTTCATAGTCTTTAATAAAACGAACTGTTTCGCCGTTTGCCTTATTAACTTCATTGTCTGATTCTAGAATCTTTCCGCCAATTGAAAAACCTGCGAGTGTTCCGTCAAGGACTTTCTCCCAGGTATCTTGTGCGCCTTTTGAAATGTAAGATGTTACATAAACTCCATTGTAAAATTCTTTTGATGCGGGATCATAATAAGTCTCTGGCTTAAATGATACAACCTTGCCAACTGCAAGTGGCTGATGCATTTCTCTTAGATTCCCACGGAATCTTTCAAATGCTTTCATGCTGGCCTCTGCTGTAACTACATCGCCAGTTTGATCAATATTGTCTAGTGTTGCAAATCCTGATACAGTTCTCTTCTCACGATTTACTTTTGTAAATGGGACTGCAAGATGGAGGTTATTTCCATTTGAAGACCAGTTAGATTTTTCAATGTTCATATGCTTAATTTTATCTATTTGTAGATAAAAAGGCAAATAGTGGTTGAGTAAATTTATTCAGCCGTTCTTCCGTCGCCTTGAGCATTTCTGCCTTCCCCTGAAATATCTGGAGAATTAGCTTGTCTTTCTTGCTCTCGTCGACGAGTATTATTTGCTTGGCTTCTGATTTCAGCCTGTTGCTGTGGCTTTAATTCAACCATATCATCTCCGCCGTCTAAAGGTATCATCCCTCTTCTAATTCTAACTTCATTAGGAGTAATTACCTGCATTCTTAAATATCTCTCATCAATCTTAGATTGAGTATCCTCGTCTGTGAGAGTTAATTCATTAAATTTAAGAGAAAGGGCGTCTGTCTTTTCTTCAATAATTTTATTTAATTTCTTCTCTAATGTCATTTGTGATGGACGGCAAACCTGCTCTTTAAATGTTTTATCAGCATCTCTTGCTACCGCTAAATTGACTCCTTCTGGGGTTCCAATTTTATTAATTGGTACACGGTGAGCCAATAGAATTTCATCTCTATTTGCTTTACGATATACGTTAAATGATGATTCTTGGGCACCCGCCTCAATTGGCTCCATTTTAAATTCAACCTTTGAGTCTGGTGAATCTGCTGGAAGCGGGATATAAAGGGATCTGTGATTCTTTCCTCTAAGCCCTACCTGGAAAAACTCAAGGAGCTTGCGCTCTGATTCTGGAGAAAGCTTTGCTCCCTTTACTGTAATAATATATCTTGGGACAGCCTTATTTTCAAAATAGTCTAGGTTATATTTACCAGCAAATTCATTTCCAGCCAACGCATTTTGTGCGGCAACAATATCTGGAATACCGTAGTAGTTATTTGTTGGTGTGTATTTTTTTATATGAATAACTTCATTTGGACGATCTTCTTGTCCAGCAATTGGATTTTCTGTTTCCATGTCTCCAAAGTTACGGAAGAAAACAGCCTTGCCATAAAGCAATTGGATAAATCCATCACGCAATCTACGCACACGCATTGTCTTTGCTGGTATGTGACCAATGTAACCAATATTACCTGCAGTTGTTCGGCTAATTTCAATGTAGCCATTTCCAGTTGCTTCGTAATCTGTGTATGCCTTGATAAGAGTTTGTGTAAATGTATCTTCATCATTTGTTGAATCAATCCATAGCTGTAAATCTTGCTTTAGCTTATTAAGTTTTCTACGTGCCCGCTCTAATTGTTTTGGATCTTCAATTGAATCAAATGCGTCGTTTGTCTTTTTTGTTTCTGTAAAGTCGTAACCGAGTCCAACAATGTTTGCAACCTTTGCATTAATTGCTGCATAGTTGTAAGTTGAAATTTCATAAATTCGTGATAAATATTCTAGGTTATATGGTGGTTCAATAAGATCAAATAGTGCATAACCTGTTACTGCCTGCGCTAATAAATTCTGTTGTGTTCCAGTTTCTTCTCTACCAGTAAATGCTTTAGATAATTCTCTTCCCATTTTACGACGAAAAGCTGGGCTTAGTCCAGAGACTTTCTTTAGAGAATCTTCCTGCATCGTAAACGGATCAGATGGATCCATGTCTAAATCTTTCTTTAATCTAAAAAGATCAGATGCAGAAGAAATTTCAATTCTGTCTGTTGATTCTGAATCACTGTCTTGTACAAATTCCATAGCGGTCTCCTTATTTTGGAAGAATTAACTTCTTCATTTCGTCTTTATGGTTTCCAACATCTAAAGGATCTGGAATTAGTCCCCACTCAAGTCTTTTTTGTTGATACTCAAATTCTTCGTCATCAATTTTTCTACGACCTGAAAGAAATTTTGGTTGCCCCTCATATATTCCATAGGAGCTAACTTCATTTACAAGGGCTTCAATTTTGGTTTTATTGCCTTTCATTGATGTAACTGAAAGGAAATTTCCCTCATCATCGCCGACCCATCTACCGTCTGGCATTTCCCATACATATATGCCAAGCCTAGTCTCTTCGTCTAGAACCTGAGTATTAATCTTATTGATGTCCATAGAGCTTTATTTTACCACTCTTTGCTGTTTAAGTCCAGCTTTTTGTCACACAAGATGACAAAATTATATACTTTGGATCACAACCCAGTCATTATTATAGACTTCTACGCCGTCTTCTGTCAAGGTGAGTGACGAATCGTCTGTTACCTCAATTGACCTTGATGTATATAAACTATAATGTTGAGCAGCCTTTGTTACATCAAATGCGCTTTCATATATGGCAACATTTTGATAAAGAGATGCGGTGGCCCCATATGAAGAATAATTAAATTTAATATCAGAAGAAATTGCGGCTGTATAAACAATTACAACATGGTGCAGCTGTCCTGCTGTAAATACATTTGATATGGCTGTCTGAGATGTTTTATCAACTCCGTTTACATATATTGCTGAAACGTTTGTTTTTTCTACCGTCCCAGTATTACGCCATGAATAGTTAGAGGCCGCAAAGCCTCCTGTGGAGGCAGATGAAACTAGACCTGAGTCAGTAAACGCTGTAGGGGTATAAAAGAACTCTACGGTCCTTACAGAGGCTCCTGTGGCTATTGTAAAGCCAGCGCTAGACGAGCACCTAAGTCCGTTTCTATAATCTCTAGATAATATATCATAATTGGCGGGGCCAAGATGAAATTCATTTTCTGCATAAACAACTTTCTCCCCAAAGTTTTCAGAAGAAACTGTCTTAGATTTATAGAATGAAAAATTAATGTATTTTAGTTTTGGTACATGTTTGCTAATATTTGAACTGGCTAAAGTAAATTTAATATATAGGGTTCCAGCTGAACTAAAACTTGATTGTGAATAATTTGGAATTGCCTGGCCATTTACACATGCTGTGTATGTAACTCCATCAAGGCTGGTTTCTACAGATATTCCATTATCTCCATTCCATTCCACTTTTGATGTTGTTAATCCAATTTGTCCTGGAATCATAATATAGTCTGTAAACTCTACAGATTTTGATCCACCTGCTGAATCTTTAATTAAAGAGATAGATTCATCATCCTTATTGTAGAAAATATCAGATGTTACAAAATTACTCCATGACTTACTAAATGGGTAAGAATATGAGAATTGTGATTTTAAATTCTCATCGCTTAATGGGAAAAATATACCATCATCTGGATATGCAATTTGAATACCCTTAGGTGATCTTGAATCAATAAAATGGGATAAAACTTTTTTGCCATCTAGAGCATATCTATATACTGCAGGGGCATCTATTACAAGTGAGTCTGATGAGCTTGTTGTTGGTCCCGCCGCCAATGTTAGTCCAGTATGTGTAATACCTAAATCGGCGGGAACCACTGAAGTTGATGAAACCAAGTATCCATCATGATATAAATTCAAAGTAGATCCAGTATATGTTCCAACAATATGATGAGACTTAGAAACATATGGAAGTGTATATCTTGCTTCCTTGTTTCCAAACTGGATTAAGACATCTCCATTTTCATAGAATAATCCTACATTATTTGTAGAGTCACCAAATATCTTTGTCTCTGCACTTGTTGTTATCTTAGGATAAAACCAAAGCTCAAATGAAAAGTCATTGTCTAATGAATACTCATCTGCTAATCCGCCGCTGGCGGTAGTTGCAGTATAATCTTTAGTTATTGGAAATGTAATATACTTTGTATTTGTAATTAAAGAACCAATTGATCCGCCAGGAATTAAAGGCAAAAGCCCTGTTGTAATACCACCAGAATATGTTCCATTATTACCACATCCTGAAATATCAGAAGCGGTGGTTCCAGAAGTTTCATCCAATGAATAGAATGCAACTGGGTAGTCTTTAATTACCTTTAATTTATAGGACATCTTTTTATTATACCTTTAGTTAGACTGCATAACGAACAATTACTAGACCTGAACCACCAGCGCCAAGGACAATAGCGTAACCGCCACCTCCGCCTGAACCAGTGTTTGCAATACCATTACCAGTTGCTACACTATCACCATTACCACCGCCACCTGAGCCGCCTAATGAGGTGCTTAGATTTCCAGCAGCACCACCACCGCCAGCAATGTAACCGCCGACACCAGTACTAGTTGCCAATAGCCAAGAGGAATAAGTATTTGAACCAGCACCACCTGCACCGCAAGTTGTTCCTGATGTATTACCACCTGCAGCACCTGCGCCACCACCACCAGCGGCAACATAATTTCCTGGTGCAACTGCTGTACCTGTACCACCATCATTACCTTGTCCTGCGGTTCCAGTTCCTTTTGTTCCAACGGTTGTGCCGAGAACTGATGCTCCACCACCCGAACCACCACTACCTGAAGCGCTACCGTTTCCAGAACCGCCGCCACCACCAGTTGAGGTTGTAGAGTTAAAAACTGAATTACTACCAGCGCCGCCTGGAACTGCACCTGCGCCTCCAGCGCCAATTGTTACAGTATAACCAGTACCACCTGTTAATGATGATGAAGTTACATTACGAAGTCCACCAGCACCACCACCAGAATTACCACCGCCTCCGCCGCCAGCAACTACAATATAGTCACAACTTAATGTTGAGGTAGGAGTAAATGTTCCTGATGACTTAAATGCGTGATACCAGTAACTACCGTCTTTATAGATAGTTCCACCCGTTGCTTTTGCAGTTCCCCAACCAGTATAAAATGTTGCTGAAGAAGTAAATGTGTGGATTGTATTACCACCTGAAGTAGTTACTATTCCACCACTTGCCTTCTGTACAGTGCCTGAGTAACGGGCAATAACAATACCTGAACCGCCACTAGAACCTACTCTGCCAGTTCCATTACCACCAGCGCCACCGCCACCGCCAGTATTAGCGGTACCTGCAGTTCCTACATAACTATTGTTTAGACCGCCACCAGCGCCACCGCCGCCTGTACCTGCAGTTCCTCCGTTAGTACCTGCTGCAGCACCACCACCACCGCCACCTGCATAAGTAACAGAAGAACCTGAAATTGAAACCGCTACGCCATTGCCACCATTGCCTGGGGTGCTTCCTGAACGATTAGTTCCTGCAGCACTTGCACCACCACCGCCACCGCCTGAGTTTGCGGTAACTGGACCAGTAGTGCCACCACCTGCATAACCTTGATTAGCAGTTCCGCTACCTCCCGTAGTAGTAGAATCATCACCTGAACCACCACCACCAGAACCGCCAGTTGCACCGTTAATGCTACCGCCTCTAGCCCCACCACTACCACCGCCTGTTGCGGTTATAGTAGAAAATACAGAGTCATTTCCATTAACGCGGGTATTTTCAGCATAAGCACCACCAGCGCCAACAGTAACTGTGTATGAAGTATAAAGTGGAAGAACCAAGGCAGTTTCTAAACTACCACCGCCACCTGTTGCAGTTACAGTTGAACGAAGTCCACCGCCACCGCCTCCACCGCCAGCACCATTACTGCCTCCCACACCAACACCACCACCTGCGACAACTAAATAATCAACAATTAAGCTATCTGATGGAGTAACTGAACTACTTGCAGCACTTGCTGCAGATGTTCCGTTAGCGTTTGTTGCTGTAACCGTAAATGTATAAGCAGTTCCATTTGTTAAACCTGAAACAGTAATTGGAGAAGATCCTGTTCCAGTAAATCCACCTGGGCTAGAAGTTGCTGTATATGTTGCAGCTGCTCCGCCTGTTGCACCTGCTGTATATGCAACAGTTGCACTTGCATCTCCTGCACCAACTTCGCCAATTGTTGGAGCCTGCGGAACAGTTGTTGCAGTTACGCCTGTTGAGGCGGAACTTGCAGAAGATGTTGCATATCCATTTGATGCAGTTACTGTGTAAGTATAAGATTGAGATGATGCTAAATTTGTAATAGTAATTGGAGAAGATGCTGCTGTAAATGTAGCTGGAGATGTAGAAGGAGATGGAGTAGCTGTAAATATTGTTGCTGCCCCGCCAAGTTCTGATGGAGTAAATGTTAAGCTTGCTCTTCCGTTATTATATGCACGACCTGATGGAACATTTGTTGCAGTTCCAATTGTAGGGGCGGCAGGAGTAGGTGGAGTAATATATGTGCTCCACATTCCAGCCATATAAATCTGAACGGATCCTAGAGTAGTATTAAAATATAGATATCCTTCTGCTGGAGCAGCAGGTCTATTTTCTGTAGTTCCTGATGGATATTGGGAGTTTAACCCAGATTTTCTAATTGCCATTACTCAAACCTCCATCCATATGATGATCCTGTATAAATAAGTGTTGTTGCTCCGCCATTAGTATCAAGGATTGCATCCTGTACCACTCCATTAATTTTACCAGAGTTTGAACCTAAAGTAATATTATTTGTTCCCGCCGAATTACTAGCGTCAAATACTTGAATTTCATCGCCTAATGTAGGGGAGGCGGGAAGGGTTAAAGTCCTAGCAGCCGTAGTGTCTACAAAATATTTATTATTAGCAGCTAAAGTTATATTTGAAGATACAGCAGTTGATGCTGGTCCTGTAACAATTGTTACGCTTCCGCCCAAAGAAACGGCGGAACCATTAACAGTAATACTTGAATTAGTTAAAGATCCATTACCTATATTAGTTAAAGTATTAGATGCTCCAGATATAGTCTTGTTGGTTAATGTTTCTGCTCCCGCCAAAGTTGTAAAGTTAGCATCAGATAATGCCGTATTAAATTGGGCGGTAGTTCCAGTAAATGTATTATTAGTAAGATTAATTGTTTTATTAGTTAATGTCTGGGTTCCATCAATTGTAAGGGCATTAGGCAAGGCTGGGCCAACTTCTTGCCAAGTTGTTCCATCCCATACTTTAATTAATTTAGCCATTATATGGTTATGCTCCCTGATGATGTAAATTTGTAAATTCTAT